CTTACAGGGATACATGGCATTACGGAACCCGTACTCTTCGACAAAGATTTCATTCAGTTTTTTCGCGAACTCCATCATTGTATAACGTCTGTTATTTGTTGTAAACAGCCGATGCGCATGCTTCTTGGCAAAAGACTTCGGTACTTCGCAGAGCCATTCCTTTGTATTCGTATCTTTCGGATAGTAGATTTGGAATAGGTCGTTACGAGCATGACGTTCAGTCAAGAAACGAGTTTGCATGGCCTCGACACCACCGTCTCGCCATGCTCGAAAGGTTTTCCAATGTTCGTTGGTAAATGAGAAGATGAGACATGCTTCGAGTACAGTCTCGAAGTCGTCTTCTTCGGCAATCTCATCTACAAATGGACACTCGTGCCAGTGTAGGCGATGACTGAACTGCTGATAGTTGTCACGAAGAAGCGAGTCACGACGAAGATCGTACTCACGGCAGAATTCGAAGAACTTTTCAGTCCTCTCTTCCTGTGTCCAATCCTTCATCCACGACCGCTTCGGCTTACCCTTCTCGTCGTAGTCTACTTCTGCAATGTTAGGATACAGGATATCGTGCTCGTGTTCTCCAAGCAACTCAGTTAACAAGTTCATTTACTTTTGCCTTATACTCTTCTACACTCATGCCTGCGTGCTTGAGAATGGTGTCGTCTGATGGATGGTTCGTCATGCCGTTGAAGGTTCTGACAAGTCCAAGATCGAGCATCGGCCTTTGGCGTCCGTACGGATGATCTTTAATCTTGCAAGATGACCAGATGGAGTCGAAGCAGAGGTGGTTGTAGTCGGCACCTGGCTTAACATAGTTCTCCACCCATCGAATGAAGTCACAGCATACGTCCTCTGCATTGTAGGGATATGCACCCGTATCGGCATAGATCTTCTCCATAATCTGATCGAGGAACTTCTCCTTCTGGACACGCTGAGTGTTGATGCCGAGATAAGAGATACATTCGACTGCGTTTGTGCCGTAGTAGAACGGGCTTTCAAGGTTTACATACTGAGGGAACCAGTCGGCAATGTCTGCGATGAAGGCTGCGTACTGGAATCGATAGGCACGAAGCCCGTTCTTGGCATTCCAGTCAAACATCCATTCTCCGATCTCACGAAGGTCCTTCTTCGAGTTGTTGCCTTCGAGCCATTCAGCCAACTCTCTACATAGACGAGGTGCATACTCGCAGAGATAGTAGTCGCCTCCACGCTTGTAACCTGGCTTCGGCTTCGGGAACGAAGGGAACTGATAGCCGACCGAAGTGTAGAACGGATACGGATAGATGTTGATGAACTTCGTCATCTCTTCGATAGTCTTGAACTTGTAGAGATGCGGAAGAATCGTGTTCGAGTAGCCCGATGGTTTGAACGCGTAGTTGATTCCAGAACCCGTCACACGATGGACGAGGAATACGTAGAGCCATTCAGGAAGTTTGAAGTCTGAATGCTTGCCAGTCCAGTCGGTGGCGATAGTCTTGCGTTGGTAGGTGTGGTGTCCTTTCTCCATCTTCTCCCAGTAAGGGTGTTCAGGAGTCCAACCATAGAACACGTCGTTGACGATCTGAGAGAAGCCGGCAAACTTACGTTCGACCACGTCATAGAGCTCTACGTTCTCCATGAGGTCGTCGTTCATTTCAGATTCGAGGTAAGGTACGGATCCAAGATTACACTTGGCTTGCTGGTCCTTGGCCAGATGAAAGTATCGAATGTACTCGTCGTAGTACTCAGTCAGTTCCATGGATATACTCTTTCAAACGATCGATCAGAGCCAGCTCATAACCTTTGTCGTTCAGATTACGGTTACGAGGAGAAGGGTGATCGATCTTCATGTGTTCTATCTTATACTTATTGCATATCCTGGAGACGATTCCACCAAGAGCAATGATCTTCTTTCGATCCTTCGTCTTCTCGAGTAGAAGGTCTACATCTACGTCTGATGGCTTGTAACCGTTAGCGATATGAGGGATCACGTTATGGAAATCCCACTCGAACAACCCTGCACCATCACACCACTTTTGTAGGCGATTGAACGTACCGTTCTTGAAAGGTTTGGTGCGGGAAGACGGCGAGAGTCCGAGGATTAAAACATCCTCGGACCCTACATGATCTTCAATGAAATCTGGTACAGACTTCAGCATCACTTCACCATATCAAAGTGCCGCTCATAGACATGAAGATTGCCAACATGCCAGATGATCTTCGGTTCCTTCGTAAGATTCAGATCTTCTGACAGACGATCAGCAACATACCGCTGCCATGCATAGTCGTTGCGATAACCGAAGACGACGTCATTGCTACGCATCTGAACCACAGCAACCAACTGATCGTCACGGATCATGTACTGCACTGCATTGGTGCACATGAAGTCAGACATGCCGTCATCGTTATAATCTTCCCACATCGAAGGACGAGTGTAGATCATGACAGCACGACGGCTGTTCGGCGAGAAAGTCAGTTCGTTGAGAACATGAGCATACTGAAGGTGGTTACTCTTGTGCCAGATTGCCCAACCGTAGTTGGAGTTAATCTTACCATGCTTCGAGGCAACCTGCTGCCAGATGGCAGGAGTCTTACCAGGAATATCATCGACGAACAGCGACATCGACTTGTACCACAGAAGCTCACGCTCAACGTAGTCTTCGTTGACTTCACCGAAGATGGTCGGTTCGTTTGCTTCGAAGGTAGCGCCGAGCATCTCGATAGTCTTGACTCCAGTCTTGTCAGTGACGAAGTTGCTGTCCATCAATTCATCGATGAAGTGCTGACGAATGTCTTCAACCTTCAACATTCAGATTGCCTCCAACCTTAGATCCATCAATCTTGATCGGACGATTAAGGAAGTCACGCGAAGGATCTTGACCATCCATCTGACCACGGCAATAGGCAACTACGAACGAGGCATAGTTGATCAGATCCTTAGCAGAGTCTTCGATCGACTCGAAGTTAGGAGCATACGTAGGATCCTTTTCCATCGCTTCGACGACAGACTGCATACGCAGAGTCTTGGCATAGATGAGGTCAAGGATGGTGGCTACACCACGCGGGTAGTAGTCAGCTTGACGAATGCGAGAGAGGTCGTTCTGATAGTCCTTGGACTTCTTCAGCTGGATCTCAGCACATTCTTGGAGGACTTTAATGGATTCACGATCTTTAGACATACTTTTCCACCTTTAAAAATTTGCCTTCGTATTTTGAAGGCATTAATGAATCTACCACATCTTGAGCATTAAGTACATTGATAAATTCGAATGTCACCACATCATTTTCTTGGAGAGGTCGATCTTCAGGACGATGCATCCGATAAAAACAATAATGAGTCAAGATTCCAGTATCAATGCCTTCTTGCACCCATGGATGTGTCTTCAACTTTTGTTCAGAAACGTTGTAATTGAGTTTCTCATCGAGACACTTAAAATCGACAAAGGCCTTTCCGATGCGAACGTCATAAACGCACGCGCCGTTCTTTGTCAGATGCTCAGGCAGCGGGCCAAGAACGATATTTTTCTTGATGAGCCACTCTTCGAGGACCAGACAGTCGACGTCTTTGGTGAACTTGAAGTCGTTTCGAGATCCTTGATTAAGGCGAGCCTTCATATCTTCACGAAGTTGCAGGAAATCTTTATCGATCACCAAGCCAGGCTCGGTGACGGAAAAGATGGCGATGAGTTTTTCTAATATATCAGTCATAATTTAAATCTATCACAGTTTCAGTTAATTGTACACATTTATTTCCATACTAAAGGTTTTAGATGGACCATAAATGCGGTTTCGGCAAAAATCGACTCTTGCCTCGTATCGATGTTTAATAGTGTAGCATCGATATAGTATACGTCAAATTCCGTATCGAGATCGATACCAGCAGCAATGAATTTTTTTCCTGTACTTTCTACCTTCCATGAAGGATCTAGAAGAGAAGACTTATGGTTACGCAATCGGGCTTGAATAGAGCCGGTCGATTCTCCGATATATATCGGATGCATAGGATCGGTTGAAGGCGATTGACCCTTTGGATAAAAGAAGTATACACCTTTCACTCTGCGATCAATACCAAATGCAACCGATGTTTTACTACGCTTTGGGTGCGGAGGATCAGAGCGCTTCATGGTTGTCACGTATTCCATATGATGGAAATAGCGATCAAAAAAATCTTTTGCTGCAACCTGCACAGACATTAGAGCACCTTTCCATCGAGGATGACTTTACTATTTTCATGGTCGTAGACGAGATGTCCATCGTTCATGAAGATCTGCAGTGGAGCTTCACCATGAGGGTTGTAGGCTCCACCAAGGCGGCTAAAGTATTCTTCGATCGAATAGTACTTGATCAGAGTCTTAACAAACTTGGCTTTTGTGACCATGCGGTTGGTTTTGAAACGAGCGACAAACTTGCGTTCGGTACCGGTATTGTAGTGGAGGTAGCCACCGTGGTATTCAAAGTTGCTCTTAGCGAAAGCAGTCATGTGATCGTTCCTTCTTGATTATAGGTTTACCTTATCAAGAAGTGGATTAATTGTACATGCTTTTTGTCAAAAAAAAACGCTACTCGACGATTTTTGTCAGCAGACCATGGTTACCTTCATGGCTCGGAGCAGTCCAGCCTTCTGGCTTGATCAGGTCAGGCAGACCGAGCGGGTTCGGACGAGATGCCTTCACACCGACTTCCTTGTTCATGTTAGCCTGATGGACCTCGTTCCATGCCTTCTTCGAATCGATATCGAAGGCATCGAGAGTACCGATGGCTACCACGCAGAGGTCGATCAGCGCATCCACGATCTCCTCAGGATTGTTCATATTATCCTTCAACTCGTTCAGTTCTTCCTCAAGGAAGTTGACACGAAACTGTAGGAACTGACGCAACTTGTCTGCGTCAAACTCACGGACCTTGGCATTCACACCATACTTAGTGTGCATGTCCTCGATGTCATTTACCCATACTATGCTCATGCTTTTAACCACTCCAACATTTCTTGTACTTCTGATGATAACTCAGAACGCGGTTTAAGTACACCCTTTTTGCGGTTTATTTTTTCGGCCAGCTTCTTCGCCTGTTCCAGATGATATCTATTCGCTCTCTTAGTATGTTGAATACCGTCGAGGTGATCGAGTTCATGCTGAAATACACGAGCAGTGATTCCGTCGAACTTCTTCGTCTCGGTTGTGCCGTCAGGGTGAGTGAAGCGGACCTTGATAAACTTCGGTCGCTTGACCTTGACGAAGAGATTAGGATACGATAGGCATCCTTCTTCGAGAGTCACCATCTCAGAGGATACGTCGACGATCTTTGGATTGATGACACCGATCACGTTCTCTGCTCTCATCACGAACATACGAGTACGTACACCGATCTGATTGGCAGAGAGACCCATACCGTCAGCATCGATCATGGTCTCGGCGAGATCCTTGTACAATTCGATAGGATCAACGATAGGATTATCGAAGTCGAACCTCGGCATCACTTCCTTGAGGATAGGATCCGTATGTTTTACGATTTCTCTGATCATGAGCGTGCAGCCTGAATCTTGTTAATAACATCCTGATAGGTGTCGAAGTCATCTTTCGAAAGGTCGATGCTCGAGTGTTTACCAGATTCGTTGATAACAATATATGCGTATTCACTTAAGTTTGCAGATGCTCGAACCTTCGTCACACGGACGATGTGATCGATGTTAATGTAGTGTTCACGCTTGTCACGGTCTCTGACCCAAATAAAGTTGTTCATGCTGCCATCCTACTAAAGTTTTTGTGCTTCTCAAACTTGATTACACTGTGGAACTTGTCATAGAGCTGATCGCCCTTATGACTGATTACGAACGTGTTGGTGTCCTGCGTCAGACCATCCAGGATCTTCATGAATTCTTCCGTACCGCCGACGTCAAGCGACGAGTCGAAGACTTCATCCATGATGAGAAGGTTGGTCGAAGCAGAATTGCGGAGCTTAGCAATAGCCCGCCAGGTAAACATAAGGCTAAGATCAATGCGCATCTTTTCTCCCTCGGAGAAAGAGGCATAGCTGAAATCGTCTCTGTAACGCGATCGTATAGTTTCATTAAAGTTCTCATCCAGTTCGAATTGAACAAAGAAGTCCATTGCGGCGAGATACTTGTTGATCAGCTTGTTCATGATCGGCACGTACTGCTTGATGATCTTTGTCTTAATACCAGTGTCCTTGAGTAGAACACCAGCCACTTCGAGAACTTGACGATGATGCGTCAATTCTTCCTTACGTGTCTTCGCGTTCTTGAGATCACTCTTATACTTATCAATGTCTTCGTTGCCCGTGTCGATAGCGAGCGTATTATTTTTGATGCTCTCGATCTCGGCGTTCAGAGTCTTGATCGAGTTCTGCCACGAACGAATGTCTGCATTGTGACCAGTAATCTGAGTGTTGTAAGCCGTTATCTGGGCATTAATAGCTGCGATCTCGTTAAGACGGTTTTCAATACTTTCCATTTGCCGCTCGATCTCGGCCATGGCGCTTTCAATCTCGGAAGTCTTAGACGTTCGATTATTAATCCATTCTTCCTTAAAACCATGATCGATACCTTGCCTACATGTTGGACAGTTATCGTGATCATGGAAGAATGTGATTTCTTTCTTGAACTTACGAATCTTCGCTTCAAGTTCAGTCTCCATTTGTCTGAGCTTAGTCTTACGCTTCGTTACCTTGTCATGATCCTCGATCTGACTGCTAAGCGTAGCGATATCCAATGAGACATACTGAATGACAACCTCTGCTTCTGCTACACGATCTTCGAGTTCCTCGATCATGTTCTGCTTGGCCTTGATCAACTCATCGTTGTTCGTACGAAGCGAGACGATATGCTTCTCTGCCAACTCGATCTTGTTCTCGATCAGAACGATTTGATGATCAGTCTCGTTGACGTCTTCACGGTTCTGAAGTAGCTTCTCTTTCAACAGAGTGTTCATCGTGCTGAAGATCTGAATGTCCAGGAGATCCTCGATCACTTCTCGTCTGGCATGAGCTGGGAGCTGCATAAAGGGCAAATAGTTTGCAGAGCCCAAAACCACGATTTGGCCGAAAGATTTGAAACTTAATTTCAAGATTTGCTTCTCAAAGTAATCTTGATAATCTTTATTCGAGCTATTCTGATTGATTAGTACACCATTCTGATAGATCTCGAACAGGTTAGGTCGCATACCTCTTTTTACAAGAAACTCGTTTTTTCCTACAGAGAACTCGCATTCTACCAGAAGGTTCTTACCAGTCATCGAGTTAAGAAGCTGAGGCTTGTTGATGTTACGGAACGCCTTACCGTACAGAGCAAAGCACAGCGCATCCAAAATGGTGGACTTGCCTGCTCCGTTTTCACCCACGATCAGAGTAGACTTGCTACGATCGAGGTGTACTTCAGTCATCTGATTACCCGTCGACAGTAGGTTCTGCCAACGGAGTTTCTTGAATAGAATCATTTACCATCGTCCCAATAAATTTTCATAACGTCATATGTGGCTTGATTATAGCCTTCTTCATACGCCGCTTTGAGCCACTCTACGATTCTCTGAGGATCACCAATGTTCAAGTCATCGTAGAAGCGTTCGAATCGATGTCCGAACCCTTCTTTCTCATCGAACCATCCATCGAAGTTTCTCATTCTACAGCTAATGCCTCACCATACAACGTAGTTAAGAAATTGTACAATCTTTTTTTGTCCACTGGAGTATCCCACTGGTCGACTACCTTGGTCAGAATAGTCAGTGTATCCTCAGCTTCGTTGACGATATCGCTGTCGTCTTCGAGTTGAAGGTTGAGATTGTCCTCTACTACTTGGATATCGATGGCTCCTGCCTTTTCGAGGCGGTCAATATATGTATCGAACCAGAACGGATTGTTCTTGTTCTTAACGATGACCTTGACGTAGTTACCCTTGACAGCACCAAAGTCGAAGCCGTTGATGTAGTCAAAGTTTGGCCATTTGGCATCATCATACCACCACTTCTGGAACATGGTGTACGGGTTCTGTACGAACGTCAGTTCACGGGTGTCTGTGTCAAATATATGAAAGCCCCGTGGATCATCATAATCAGACCAAGACATTTCATAGGGTGCGCCGAGATAGTTGATATTACCGCGCGTGGACTTATGATGAAAGTGGCCACTGCACACGACATCAAACTTATCAAAGAGGCTAGCGCTAAATCCGTGATCATTCACCGCACCCTTGTACATTTCGAAACCAGCGAGTTCCAGATGCCCAAAAAGAATTTGTGCGGGGGTATCCCGTACGAAGTCCATTGACGCATCATAGTTCCCAGAACATATCCAAGGAAGAACAGCGATATCGGTCCCATCAACGTTAACAGTAGTTGGCTCATCGTAATAGTGGATGTCATAGGTCGAATGCTCGAAGAGCTCCCTCATAGAGTTGACCTCGTTCGTGTTTTTGAACGAGGTGTCATGGTTGCCAATGATGACGTCTAGTCTAATTCCTGCAGTATCACAGTGTTCGACGAACTTTCGTAGATGACGGGCGGTGACGAAGTTGATGTACTTTCGACGATCCACAATATCGCCCAAGTGAAAGATACGGCTAATACCGCGATCAGCAAGATATGGGAAGAAGTATTCATAATAAAACCTATTGAAATATTCAGCAAAGGCAGCAGAGTCTCCTCTAGCACCCCAGTGAGTGTCAGTGATAAGGGCAATCTTCATCGACGAACCTTCTTGTCATATTCACGAATACATGCATCGCAGTAATCACGGATGTTCTGCAAGTTCATCATGTAGTTGTATCGTGCTGTCATGGAATTTTTAGGATCTAGCATCTGTTCTCTGTACTGCTCGATCAGCGGAGGGATATTATTCTTCATCGTCTTCATCCTCGATAAACTTCTCGACGCCCTTCTTCTCTACTTTCTTGGGCGGCTTCTTCGCTTCAAACTTCTCTACCAGTTCTCCTAATTTCTCAGACACATTGATGAACGCAGCGTTGTAGTGTGACTGATCTTCAGGAGCCATGTCCACGAGAGTGTTCATGATCATACTGTTCTCGAAGCTCTTGTGCTTTATGTATAAATGTTTCTTCTCTTTTTGAATCCTACGAAGAAAAGCATAGTAGATAATCTGAGTAAAGTAGGCAAAAGGATTCTTTGACTTTTCAGGATTAAAGTTGTGAATGTATGCCAAGCAATTCTCGATACCATCTCCGATCATCTCATCACGATACGAGTACCCGATAAAGTTAGGTCGAGTTGCCAGTCTCTGAGCGATAAGCATGATACACTTACCCACGTACTCTGGAATTGCAGGTCGTTCTTCACCTTCCTTCTTTGCTTCTTGACAGGCGGTCCAAAACTTGACCATCTCAGTATAGAATAGCTTATTATCGATATAGTGATTCGACTGCTTCTTCTTCATAGCTTAGACTTTCTTAATTTACTGTACTCTTTCCGATAAATTTTCGCGAAAGGAGTTGTTTGTATCTTTGATCCATTTCATCCATGCTATCGATGGTTTCTTGTAGGATCTTGTCATTCTCTCGACTCGTAGTGTATTCTACTAGCCGCGAGTAATAATCTTCCATCCTTTTTGATGGCATATAAGAGTACAATACATCAGTTTTTCTAATTTGTACACTACTATCTTTCGAAAAAGCTAACAAATAATCCATTCTTACGCCGGATCCTTGATCTGGATCATCGACTACCGACATATAGAACGGGTAGCTGATACTATATTCGGGAGTGTCGTTATCTCCGACATCCCCGATGATGGCATCGCCGTTAACAAGATTGAGCACTTTAATCATAATTACACCTTTACATTGTAGATCTCGTAATCGAATTGTTCTGCATCGTAGATCTTCGTCCTTTCAAGGAAGTGTCGAAGAGTGAAGTTCTGATGAGATTTGTAGGAGAGGTCGTCGACGATATCGTATAGAACTGCATGCTCTTTCGATTCATGCTGTCGAAGCATACGACCGATCGACTGAAGCACCTTGATCTTGGATTTGGACGGAGAAGCAGCGATCATGTGATGTAGTCGATTGATGCTGACACCAGTAGAAGTGGTTCCGAGTGAAGCGAGTAGGATAGCGTTCTCTTCTTCCTCTATCGCTTTTCGAATCGCTTCGCGAGTATCACCACTAACAGAGCCATCAATGTAAAACACATTATGATCTGTGCTTCTTGTGATGAGATCATAGAGTGTTTTGCCATGATCCACAATTCTAAAGAAAACAAGCTTATTCCCCTTTAGCGAGAGTCCGAGGTTCTTGATGAACTTGTTTCGAGCTTCGCAGCCAATGAGGAAATCGATCTCTTCTTGGTAAGTTTTTCCTTTGACATCTCTGCTTGTAGGTTCATCATACTTAAGGACGATGCACTTGATCTTGAGCTTTGAGACGTATCCTTGGTCCATGAGTTCTTTTGTGCTGACTGCTTTGAACTTTGGACCGAAGAGACCTTCGATTGTGGTCTCGTTAAGGGCTGTGCCATCAAGGGTGCCAGTAGTGCCAAAGCGATATTTACAGCCAGTAAGACTGCTAAGAATCTGTATAAGAGAGGTTGCTTTTGCACCATGTGCTTCGTCTCCGAATACTACGCCGAACTGTTGATACCATTGCTTCGGCATCTTGTTCTTGCCATTGTTGAGTGACTGCCATGTGGTAATGACCATGTCGCAGTCGATATCATTCGACTTGTTCAGTCCTTGAGTGGACAGGTGCATGTTACCTGTATAGCCATAATCTTTGAAATCGCTGGCCATCTGATTGACCAGCCCGATCGTAGGGACAATGATCAAGCCTTTATGCTTCTGATACCATCTCATGAGGATGTAGATCATCAGCGACTTACCAGACGAGGTAGGCGAGACGAGAGTTCTACGATTCGAACGAATGCACTTCAAGATCGAGTCGAACTGATAGTCTCTGATTGCATATTTCTCAGGAATACCAAGCGTATCGATGAAGCTTCTTAGCTCATGCTCTGACACATTCTCGTAGTACAGCTGATCGTCGAAAGAGAACGAGTAACCTCGTGCATCACAGAACTTCTTGATATGCCTTGCCAATCCAGCGTATACATATCCAGTCAGGTTGTTGACGAGACGAATTTTACCGTCCCATACTCGAGCTCGATACTTCGGATTGAACTTATAGTTCTCCGCATAGAAAGTGAATTGATCCGCCAACTCCATGATGGTCGACGGCTCTGCTTCCACCTTCACGTGGACATAATCTATGAATCGAAGATGGACTGAACTCATATACCTACTTTAAATTTTTCCCACTCGATCGCTGCCTTGATGTTGAAACCTCGGGCTGTAAGTGACTTGATGATGGACTCAAGCAGTGCGATCTTCTCGTTCTGAATACCGATCTTCAGTGTCAGTTGGATAATATCCGCATCTGCGTCTATATAGTTATTCACCTCAGATTTAAGGATTTTACCCTGAGGAGGCAGACGCCAACCCTTGGCATGAGTTTCCTCTGTCGGTCCAAGTGTATAGAACTCCAGCTTCTCGAGCTTCAGTTGCTTGAGCTCAGCTTCCTGCTTACGGAGTAGGAGTCTCTCATTGGTAAAAATCTTGAAGTACTTGTGATGGAGCTTTGGAATATTGAGCGCTTCTTCGCCAAGCTCAGAGCGGTTGATTTGGGA